CCCTCTACACCTTCGTACTTCTGGATAAACTCTCTGGCATCACGGGCACCATCAAACTTCTGGGGGTGTGCATACCGACCATCAAGGGTACGATATGCAGACTCCCTACGTTGATCCTGTGTGACAAAGAACAGGGTAGGTCGAATCCGATCACGGTACTTGACCTCCTGTCCATTCTCATACCCCCGATAGAGGATGTTGTCTCCGAGCAATAGAACGTTAGTGTAAAACTTCATCCAGCAGACTTGTACAGTGCTTCCACGTTAGGTGATGGGTCTACTATAGAGAATACGTGGTCGCTTGTCAAGAACAAATATCGTTGCTCTGTGTGCAGAGGGTACTTGCTCAGTTCACCCTCCTCACTGACTTTATATACGTCTTCGATCAGGATCGAGGGTTCCTCATCCAACTCCGTCACCTTCCCCATCAGGTACAGGTGGTTTGTGAGAATAATCAACTTCAAAGTTTCCTGCATTGTCGTTCTCCATTGCTTTAATTAGGTCAATATACTTCTCCATCACAGAAGGATGGGGATCATAGATAAGGGCAACCTGATGGACTGCAACAACAACCTCAGGTTTGACAGAGAGAGGACAGTAAGGATAGAACTTCAAGTCAAGATCATTGACTTTCTGTGGTGCAGCAGTCGCAGCACGTTCTTCAAACAACATCTCAGTGGGTTCTAAAATTTGCACCGAGTATGGTTTCTCAAACATGTAGGCAACAGCACCAGGAGTATCCTCGTCCTTTCGGATCTCTTTGATGTCAGCGATTACGTCCTCGCCGTTGACCATTCTTACGACTTTTACGGTCATTTTCTTTCTCCATTAATGTATTAAAACTATAGCGCACAATATCAACAAATGCTTTCCTTGCATTCTGATTTCTTTCATCTGCAAGGACGTGCACATATTGCATGAGTTGATCCATATATTCAGTTGGCACGTCAACAGTCAATGTTTCCGCGTTCTCTGTGTATTTTGGACACAGATTTACATACATGTTCATAGTAAACTCCAAACAAAAAGAGACCCCAGGGGTGAGGTCTCTTCGGTTGTACATTATATATCAGTTTATGTCATACACCTTTAACTTCTGGTGATCTGGAATGATTTTTCTAAGTTCAATAGTCAACATTCCATCCTTATATTTTACATCACCAACCTCAACATCGTCACTTAGATTGAAACCTCTAGCAAAGGTTCGAGTTGCAACTCCACGGTGCATGTACTCTTCTTCCCCTTTAACCTTTGCTGCCTTTGATCTGATCAGGAGGACGTTCGATTCCGTTGTTACCTCAAACTCATCCTTGTCCCAACCAGCAAGTGCCATTTCGATCCTCCATTTAACTTCTG